GTTCGCTCAGCACCAACTGGTTGGTCCGTATTCCATCCATGTGTCCTATCAACTTAAAGCCGAGGGGCTTGGTTCGATGGGCCAGGATACGGCCGACAACCGCAGGATTGCGGCACTGCGTGCTGGCGACATCATGAAGAAACACGGTATGCGTCCTTCGCACATTGCCAAGAGTGTGCCTGCTGCCGTGGAACTCGCCTTCATCCCCTTGCCTGAGGAGGTGGCGGCAAAACAGCTTCCTGTGGTCGAACGCGCCCAGAGGCTGAAAGAGGCGGTCACTCGACACTGGGTCGATGCCCGCAATGAGGGTGGGGTCCTGCCCACTCTCGCGTTCAATTAGGGACGCCTTGTTACACTACCCGGGGTCGACACTGCCCCTCGCTTTGTCGACCCAAGCATCCTCGTGGTGCGACGGGGCCGTCCGAGGAAAGTCCGTAAGCTCTGGCGCACACCGTGCTCACCTGCGTCATCTTTCGGCATACACAACAGCTCGGTTGATAATCTGTGCCGGGCCGCGACCGAACGCGTACTCCAGGAGGAGGTGAATGGTGTCTGGATTCCTGTCCGGGTGCCACATCCTGCTGTGTTCGGTTTCCATCTCGACGAATTCGCTCATCAACTGGATTCGTTGGCCTCCCCTACCACCCCTGTCAGTCAGCAAGAGATTGTTGACATGTATAAGGGTCGAAAGAAGGTCATCTATACCCAGGCTATGCACTCCCTTAGTGCTAGTGATGTCAGGCCTAGCGATGCGTACCTGAAGACTTTTATCAAGTGCGAGAAGATCGACTTTGAGGTAAAGGCGGACCCTGCCCCTCGTGTGATTCAACCCCGATCACCGAGGTACAACTTGTCTGTTGCTGTGTATTTGAAGCCTTTAGAGCACATCATCTACGAGAATATTAATCGCCTTTTCGGGGCGACCACCGTCATGAAGGGGCTAAATGCTGTAGAGCAAGCCTCAGCCATCCGCGAAGCCTGGGAATCTGTGATTGACCCAGTGGCAGTGGATCTCGACGCCTCCCGTTGGGATCGACATGTCAGTGCAACTGCCCTTAAGTGGGAGCATGCACGATATCTCCGTTACTTTAGAGGGGTGCCACACGACAAGTTAGCCCAACTACTGTCGTGGCAGATCAACAACAAGTGCTTTGGCTATTTTCCTGACGGTTCGGTCAAGTGGTCCATGCGTGGTAGACGCGCCAGCGGTGACATGAACACCGCCGTTGGCAACGTCCTTATCATGTGTGGATGCATTTGGTCATGGTGCCGCGAAAACAACCTCACGGGATACCGCCTTATCAATAATGGGGATGATTCAGTTCTGATCATTTCCAGGAGACTCTTGCCTATTCTGGCAACCATTGGACCTTGGTTCCAGGACATGGGTTTCCTTATGAAGGTTGGAGACGTGACAGACGTGTTTGAGCAGATTAAGTTCTGCCAGACCCAGCCCGTCTGGGACGGGCAACGCTGGATCATGTGCCGTGACCCACGCACTGTTTTGCAGAAGGATGCCCACTCCCTTCTCCCTCTCGACAATGAGACGAACTTGCGTGGATGGTTGGCTAGTGTTGGAGATTGCGGACTCTCACTGGCTGGCAACCTTCCTATATTCGCTGAGTACTACTCCTGGATGCGACGTCAAGGAGAACACAACAACGTGGGCCTTCACCCGTCGTTGGAAACCGGAATGTCTTGGCTGGCCAAGGGCCTCTCTCCGAAGTACTCAGAACCGACCACCGAATGTAGGATCTCCTTTTGGAGGGCCTTCGGCCTTGATGGTACTGACCAGAGGCTGTGGGAAGGATATTATCGCAACTTAGATGCTATTAAGACCTGCGCGCCCGAGAACGCACCAGACGGACTGAGACCGGAGTCTCTCAGATACCGGTGGCTCGGGGTCGCTCGCGCACCCATAATGAGGGGGTAGTCCTCATGCGGGGTCGCACACTCGAGAACCCAAAACGGACCAGTACGTGCTAAGGTCACTTGACCGGAATGCCGAGAGACTGCACGGGTTCTAGGAAGAGGTGTGGGGAAGATGTTCTTGCCCCACGATCCACCTATGTGTGTGATGAACAGTCCACCTGTGTTGGTGCAGCCCGTGACAACACCACTAATAACGCTGCGTAATGCATGCTCCCAAACAAAGCAAGGGTCCCAAAGCGCCCAAAGCTGCCCCGAAACAACCAACCAAGCAGTCCGTTCCTCTTAAACAAGGGAAGCGAGATAGCACTGCTGCCCCTCCCGTCCGATACGGGCAATCTCTTGAGACCTACTTCCACGTATCCTCCATCAAAAGCCCTAAGTTCAGAAATGCAATCAGGGTGCGAGGTCAAGATTTTGTGCAGCAGGTTGCCACCCCAGCCACCGGTGACGCGCCTGGAACCACACTCGCTGAAGTCTACATCAGTCCAAACGAGCTGGGGTTCTCCCGTTTAGCCCAATTCGCTAAGTTGTATGAGAAGTTCCTCTTCACAGACTTCAAGGTGAAATGGGTCCCGGCGGTTGGAACAAACACCAACGGTGAGATCTTAATCGCACCTGACCGAGACATTGAAGATCCTACTCCGACAGGAGGGGAGATGGCCCTTCGCCAATTCATGTCTTGGGAAGGAGCGAAGGCATTCCCACCATGGAAACCCGAGGTAGTTAATGTCCCTCTGGAGTCACCTGAGACAGGCTTCTACACGTCTCCCAATGGTTCAGACGACAGAGAACAATACCAGGGCCAGGTGTACGTGGCCACTGTCAACCCTGTTGCTGTCAGTGGCGGTGCCAACATTGGTACCATTTGGATCGAGTACGATTTACTCCTTTTTGTTCCTCAATTGGAGGTCCAGCCTTGTGCGAATCAGTACTCGTCAGTGACGGTTGCTCCGCAGCTTCAGGATGCCCTTTACGCTTATCAACCCGCCTTCACTCCAGTCCGAGGCGTCAACAATGATAATATTGACGTCAAGCTGACATCATTGGCTGGGGTAGGTGCACTTGACCTTGCCGAAGGCCTTTATGACATGATGTTGCTGATCAACCAGACAGCAGCAGGTACAGTCAGTATCGGCAATCCCACGGTCACAGCCAAAGCACCTGCTCCTGCAGGCGCCCCTCAACCCTATGTCAAGCAGCTCGCGAACACGACAACAAATTCCGCCAACACAACGGCGGTTCGGCGACAGCTTGTCTCGGTCCCGAAGGGAGGCGCAACATTGACCCAGCTCATGAACAGTGTGACTGGTGTCACTGCAACGTCCGGCCAGCAGATGATCATCGGCAAAATTATGGGCTTCTTGCCCAAGGCAGGTGTTGATGCACTCTATGCTTGAGCATCATTTCACAACTTGTTAGCGTTTATATTATTACAATTCTAGCGTATGGCCTGTAAAGGCGCTCGCCATATGGTAGGAGGGGAAAGACCAAATTCCACTTACGGAGAGGCAAACAAACATAAAAATCTTCATTCCACTCTTTGGGGTGCGTCCCTAGGAAGGCGCATTGCTCACATCCGTG